GGCTGTTTGGTTACACACACTAAAGCTCTGATCACTTCTTCTGAAAACCCCTCTCTTCTAAGGTCTTCAAAAGTCCAAGGTGTATCTTCTACTAAATCGTGTAAGATACCGCAAATTTTTTCATTTTCAGTTTGGCCTGCATTCATTACACGGATAAGGTGCAATAGATAGGGGGCTCCTGCTTTATCGGTTTGCCCTTTATGTGCTTCAAGGGCTATTTGTATGGCTTTTTCTAAC